AACTGTAGATATCTTGAAGTTGAATAATTGTAGGCGAACTACAAGCATGGTTCTTCAATATCATAGGAATAGCTTTGTTTAACTCATTTATATAAGTTGCAAAGCTATTAACTACAGACTTAATCTCACCAACCTCATTATATAAAACGAAGTCTCTTTTAGGTTTCTCTGTTTTTTCTTTAGTATCTATTATGTTAGCCTCTTTACCAACTCTTCCAGATGCTGAGTTTCCATCATCCTCAAAGTCAGCTTCAAGATTTAACATAGCTTGTATCTGATATCTTCTAAGGTAAGTTATTGCTGACCCTACATCTTGGCTTTTAGCAGTTTGGTTACCAAGAGTGGTTGCAGAAGATATAAACTGCATACTAGGTAAGTGAGTAATCGTAGTTGTTAGTACGTTCTCCAAGCTAGTATCAGTTCTAAATATCTGCACTTGATACATGATAGATAGTTTGTGTCTATGCAAGGATGGAAGACAAGCATTAAATATATCATCTAATGTGCTATATAAATGTGGATCGCCTTTTTTATTTTTAAAATAATTATTCACACCATTTTTTTCCAATGGTAGAAACTCTAGTCTAGCATCTTCAATAGCTTGGCAGACTACTGCAGTTAAATCTGATTGATATTTCATTATTTGTTACTCCAAATTTTAGTTGATTGATTCTTCATTTCTTCTGACCACATCCAACTATCATAATTAGGATAGTGCATGGATGCTAACTCATAAGGATCATCGCTGATACTTAGGAATTTCTGTAACCCAAAACAAATATTTATAACTTGATTTAAGCGTTGTTCTACATTCTGCAGTTTGAAAGACATTGCCTCTTTTTTGGTAACGTAGTCGCACCAAAGCTCTTTATCAGGAAATGCTTTTGAATATACTGCGAGTTGTCTTTGATGAGCATCAGAAAATTTTGATGGTCTAACACCAACTGTTTTCAAATCTCTGATACTATCTTCATACACAAAGTCTATGTAACCTAGAAAGGGTATAGGCAAATCTTCATGTATAGAATAATAAATTTTATGTTGATAATGTGTAGGCGTACCTAAGTCAGAATAAATATCTAACGCTGAACTGTAGTAAAGTTCTAAGGCTTTCCTTTCTTTGATTAGCTTTTCATCATCTGTAGATATATTGTGCTCAATACACTCTGCATCAAACGATCCATATAAAAACTCATCTATAGCTTTTGGTGGTAGATCTTTGTTAGTTATTCTCTTTTGTAAGGCGTGTTCTACTGCATTGCCTCTAAATGCACCAACACCAAAACTACCTTTCATACCACATAAATATGTACCTATAAATAAGGCTGGATCTGATACCCAAAGATTTACTTTACTTGGAGACAAGTGCTCTATGCCATGTGTCTTAAAAGGATTATTACTTTTCATCTTTGATCTCCTTATTGTTTTGCACTCTCCACATTTCCCACAATTCCATTACTGCATTTGTTTTGAAATAAGCGTTGCCTTTGATGTTGCCATCAATTGAACAGTATGCCCATTCACCACAGTATGATGTAGTCTTATACACCTCACCTATAATTGTGTTTTGATACCAAACAACCCAATCAGATACATTAGAAGCATATGCATAAAGCCTTTCTTGCTCTGTCTTGTATCCCTCTGTGGGTCTTTTTGTTTTGAGATTTTTACGAATGTTGAACTCAACATTGTAGTTTTCATATTTTTGTTTATACATTGGTTACTCTTTCTTTGTTGTTCGTTATGTTTGGAAGTGAACGCCAACACGCCGCTGGTACTTTCCCCATTCACTTCCATTTACAGTTCTACTCCCATTAAAAAGGTTTGTCAAACCCTTTTTTTTAGTTTACTTTATTTGAAATATGTTTTACTGTAATTTTTTTATGGAGAAACTAATGCAATTAGGAGAATGGATTAGAAGGAATGGCTACAACTATAGATCTTTTGGTGAAGAAATAGGAGTGTCATTTAGAAATGTTGAAAAATGGAGTAGAGGTGAAACACTTCCAAGATTTAACAAAGCTAAATTGATATTTGATTTTACCAATAATGAGGTTACTGGGCATGACTTTTACGAGAAACAAATACAACGCCATCAAACAAACTTATAATGGTGAGTTGTTTGATAGTAAGAAAGAACTTAAGAGGTATATGGAGTTAGAGCTTCTGCTTAGAGCAAAAGAAATAACTGATTTAGAATTACATCCTAAGTTTGATCTTATGGTCAATGGCGTTAAGATAGGAAGATATACTGCAGACTTTAGGTATAAAAATGGCAGTGATATTATTGTAGAGGATGTTAAGTCTAAGGCAACTAAGACTAGAGATTATATGTTAAGAAAAAAAATTTTAGCTACATATGATCCACCAATAATTATCACAGAGATATAAGGGGAAATATATGTCGTGGTCAGCGTTAAAATGGGCATCTGAAGTAAAGGTAGGTAACTCTACAGATAAGCTAATATTAATTATATTGGCACAGTATACAGATGCAAATGACACTTGTTATCCTTCTCATAGGAAGTTAGCAGAGGTATGTGAATGTAGTACAGATACAGTGATTCGTGCTTTGAAAAGACTTGCAAATAAAAATTTTATTGAGGTTGAGAGAAGATTTCAACTTACTCAAAACAATAATCACAGACAGACAAGTAACATATATAAATTGAAAATAGATACCCGGTCGCAAATTGCTACCCCACCCCCCATGCAGAATGCAACACCAATAACCTATCATAATAAAAAAGAATATAGTAAGGAATTTGAGATATTTTGGAAAGAATATCCAAATAGACCAAACGACAATAAGTTTGGAGCATCACAAAAATTCAACATAGTTTTAAGAGATAAAGAAATATCTTTTGAAAAATTGATGAATAAGACTAAACTTTTTGCTAAGTCGCAAACCGGGAAAGATGAACGATTTATCCCACACGCCAAGACTTGGCTATCACAAAAACGCTTTAATGATGTAGAGCAACCGAAACAACGAAAAACGAACTTAAATTTATTAGTAGGATAAAAAAATGATGAATAATGAAAAAACAATTATAGAAAAAGCTCAAGAAGAAGGAATATTTTTAAATAGCTATAGTGAAGGCGATTACAGAACTAGATGCCCAAACTGTAGTCCACACAGAAGAAAAAAGCATGACCCATGCTTGTCTGTTACAGTTAAACATGATTCTATCGTTTGGATGTGTCATCACTGTGATTGGAGTGGTGGTGTAAGAGAAGGCAAAGTAATTGTAAACAATTACGAACAAAAAGTAGATAATCAATTCAGAAGAGCAGTAGTTGAAAAAGAAATTGAAACTGTAGCTCCACCAATACCAATTGTATCTAATGCGAATCATGATTTATCACCTAACTCTTTGTTATGGCTTAATAATAGAAAGATAAGTCAAGAGACTGCAGAGGAGTTTAAATTATTTACTAAAGATCAAAAGCTATGTTTCCCATACTACTTGGATGGAGATATAGTAAACATTAAAAGCAGAACAAAAGATAAGAAGTTTCTGCAGGAAAAAAATGCAACTAAGTGCTTGTATAATATAGATATGTTAAAAACATTTTGGGAAGAAACTAACATGAAGAATGTAATCTTTGTGGAAGGTGAAATGGATGTATTGGCATTGTATGAGGCTGGATTTAGAAATGTAGTTAGTCTACCAGATGGAGCACCTCAAACACCCAAGTTTAAATCTGATGATAAAAGGTTTAAGGCGTTTGAACACTCTAAATGGATTTTTGATGCAGATGAAGTTATTGTAGCTACAGATGCTGATGAAAATGGCAAGGCGTTGAGGTTGGAGATTATTCATAGGTTTGGCAAAGACATTTGTAAGGTTGTCAATTTTCCTCGTATAGATGATTGGCAATGTAAAGATGCCAACGAATGTTTAATTAATTATGATAAACAAACATTAAGAGAATGTATACAATATGCTGAAGAGTTCCCTGTTCAAGGATTGCATGGAGTAAAAGAGTATCACGATAGTGTTCAGAACATTTATGATGGCAATGAGCAGAAGGCTTTTAGCACTGGATTCAAAGAGTTAGATAAAATATACAAGGTTATGCCAAGTACATTTAACTTGATAACTGGTATTCCAAATCATGGTAAAAGTAATTTTTTAGATCAGATACTTTTAAACTTGGCAGAGAATGAGAACTGGAACTTTGCAATATTTAGTCCAGAGCATTCAACTCCAAACCATATTAGGCGTTTACTTGAGAAGAGATGTAGAAAGCCATTTGACATAGGACTGACTGCTAGAATTACTCAAGATGATCTGAATAATGGAATAGAGTTTTTGGATAATCATTTTAAATTTATTGAGAATACAGAAGAGATTCCAGACATAGAGTTTATATTGGGTAAGGCAAAGATTGCTAAACAAAGATTTGGTATAAAGGGTTTAGTCATAGATCCATTTAATCAGATTAGTCCTAACAGAGATTATTCTAAAAGAGAAGATGAACACATTCGTGACATAATTGCTAAATGTCAGCAGTTTGCAAGAAACCATCAATTAGTCGTTTGGATGGTAGCTCATCCTCATAAACTGCAGAGAAATGATAGTGGTGTAGTTCCACCACCTGATTTATATCAAGTAAGTGGATCAGCACATTGGGCAAACATGAGTGATACTGCATTGGTTGTGCATAGAGACTTTGAAGATAATTCAACTAAAATCATAACTAGAAAGATTAGAGAGCAAGGCGTATATGGTCACATAGGTCAAAAGTTCTTTACATATAACAATACAACTAAGGTTTATGAAGAAGTTGTAGAGGAGAATACAGATGGATATTACGTCTGACATAGATGAAGCCACACAAAAATATCTAGATCAAAAGTATGAAGATGCTATGCTATTGTTGAAAGATCAAGATTTTAAACTTTATACAAGACTTAGAAATAATGAATTAGCTGGGTTTAAAAAAAATGTAGATACACAAATTAATAAAGATGAGCAATTTGAAATGAGGTTATGATGAATTGCTGGGCTTGTAATACAGAATTAACATGGGGTGGAGATCACGATACAGAAGATGATGAGGAACATGCAATAGTAACTAATTTATCTTGTCCTAAGTGTGAAGCTCTAGTGTATGTTTATCACGATAAGAGAGAAGAAAATGAAACAAAAAAATAAAAATACTATTAAGAAGGTTGGAAGACCTAAATTTGTAGTTACAAAAGATATGTGCGAAAGAGCAGAAGCCTATGCATCTCAAGGACTTACGTCTGAACAAATAGCTTTAGCTTTAGGAATAGGCGAATCAACTTTATATGATAAACAGAACGAATTTAAAGAGTTTGGAGAGGCTATAAAAAGAGGTAAAGGCAGAGGCATTCAAAGAGTAACTAATAAACTATATGAGAAAGCTCTTGAAGGCGATAATACTGCAATGATTTTTTATTTGAAAAACAGAGCGGGTTGGCAAGATAAGATAGAGAAAGAAACTATAGTAGAACAAAGGCAAGTAATAGACTTAACTAGGATAAGCGACAATGAACTTAGCAAACTTAAATCAATCCTTACCTCAGTTACTACAGAAGGTGGAAGCAGAGGAAATGAAAAGGTCATTGAAGGAGTTCACGAAAAACTCTTGGGAAGCGATTGAACCCGGCAGAGATTTCTATGACAACTGGCATATAGATGCAGTATCAGAACATCTACAAGCAGTAGTAGAAGGCGATATAAAAAGACTTATAATAAATATTCCACCAAGACATATGAAGTCTATAAGCGTAGCAGTAGCTCTACCAGCTTGGACTTGGACAATACAACCATCTAAAAGATTTCTATTTGCAAGCTATGCAGGATCTTTATCTATCAGAGATAGCGTTAAGTGCAGAAGATTAATTGATAGTGCTTGGTACAGAAGATATTTTGGAGATACATTTTCGTTAACGTCAGATCAAAACCAAAAGCAAAGATTTGAGAATGATAAGACTGGTCAAAGAATAGCAACGTCAGTAGATGGAGCACTAACTGGAGAAGGTGGTGACATAATAGTTATTGATGATCCACATAACGTAAGAGAAGCAGAATCATCTACAGTTAGAGAAGGAGTTCTAGAGTGGTGGGATCAAGCTATGCAGACAAGATTGAACGATCCTAAGACTGGTGCTTTTATTATTATTATGCAAAGAGTACATGAGAACGATCTAACTGGTCATATATTGGCAAACGAATATAATGATTGGGATCACTTATGTTTACCTGCAAGATATGAAATAGGTCATCCAACACCTACCAAAACATCATTAGGGTTTACAGATCCAAGAACAAAAGAAGGTGAATTGCTATGGGAAAAGAGAATAGATCATGGCACATTGTCACAATTAGAAAAAAGTTTAGGTTCATATGCTAGTGCTGGGCAACTGCAACAAAGACCTATGCCAAAAGGTGGTGGTATCTTAAAAGCAGAATGGTGGGTGCCGTGGGAACAAGACGAGCTACCAGACATAGAATATTTAGTTCAAAGCTACGATACTGCCTTCTCTACAAAAGAAACAAGCAGTTATAGTGCTAGAACAACTTGGGGTATATTCAGAATGAATGGACAAGTTAATGCAATAGTTGTAGAGATGTGGTACGATAAAGTATCATACCCAGAGTTAAGAGCACTAGCTCAAGAGGCGTATGATGACTGGCAGCCAGATACAGTGCTCATAGAAAAGAAAGCAAGTGGACAAAGTTTATTACAAGATTTAAGAATGGGTGGAATACCAGTCTTGGCTTATTCGCCAGACAGAGACAAGATTGCAAGAGCACATAGTAGTTCTGCATTGTTAGAAGATGGAAGGATTTATTATCCAGCAAATAAAAAATGGGCAAAAAATTTAATAGATATATGTTCAGCCTTTCCTGCGGGTGATAATGATGATATAGTTGACACTTGTACACAGGCATGGCTAAGATTGAGAAAAGGTTGGTTTATAACTCATTCTACAGACTATGACGAAGATGACAGTACAGAAGAAAGAAGGATGACAATTTATGGCTAGAGAACCTCAAGTAATCCCTTTTGCAGAAACAATGCCTAGTGACGAGTTTCAGGTAGAAAAACTTAATGATGATGAAGTGCTGATAGGTGATCCCAGTTTAGATCAATTAGAAGAAACAGAGAGCACATTTGACGAAAACCTTGCAGAACAGATAGATGCCAAGGAGCTAAATGCAGTAGCAACTGATCTAATTAGTTATTATGAAACTGATAAAGAAGCTAGATCAGAGTGGGAATATAGATACAAGCAAGGTTTGGAAACACTTGATCCACAAGGTGGACAAGAGGAAGAAGAAGACCAAAGAGCTTCAAGAGGTCTTAGCACAGTCGTACATCCCATGATAGCTGAAGCGGCTACACAGTTTAACGCTAGAGCAATTGCAGAGCTTTACCCAAGTGGCGGGCCTGTTAAGACAGTTATAGTTGGCGATCCAAGTGAGGAATTAGAAGAGCAAGCTAGGCGTGTAAAAGATTACATGAACTATCAGATTACCCAAGAGATGCCAGAATATTTTACTGATTTAGATCAAATGTTATTTCAGTTACCATTAATTGGACATACATTTAAGAAAGTTTGGTGGGATGCATCATTAGATAGGCAGTGTTCTCAATTCGTGAAAGCAGAGGACTTTGTTGTATCACCAGAGAGTAAAGACTTATATACGTCAGTTAGATATACTCATGTAATTAGGATGCCAAGAAACGACTTTAATAAGTACGTTGAGGCTGGGTTTTATCTTCCAAGTAAATATATGTCAGAAGATATAGATCCAAGTGGAGATTATACAAGCGAAATAGAAGGTGTAGATCCTTACAATAGTGAATCAAAAGACGAAGTAATGACTTTGCTTGAAATGCATTGCTATATCAGTTTTGATGGAATAGATGACGTAGTTGATTCAGAAGATGATGATATAGTGCATTTACCTTATGTAGTTACAATAGATTACGATGCACAAAAGATAGTTGCAGTAAGACGTAATTGGAACGAAACAGACGAAAAGAAAAAGCGTAGAGATTGGTTTGTAAGTTATAAGTTCTTGCCAGGCATAGGCTTTTATGGTTTTGGCTTGTTTCATATGATAGGTGGATTAGGCAAAGCGGCTACTGGGTCATTAAGAGCATTACTAGATAGTGCGGCTTTTGCTAACATGCAAGGTGGATTTAAGCTCAAAGGCAGAGTTACTGGTGGAGAAATGCAGATAAATCCAGGAGAGTTTGCTGATTTAGATGCTACAGTAGATGATGTAAACAAAGCAATTATGCCTCTACCATTCAAAGAACCATCTGGCACATTGTTCAATTTGATGAATGCGATTACAGATATTGGTAGAAGGTTTGCTAATACTGCAGACTTAAACGTAGGTGATGTAAACCCCAATGCACCAGTTGGAAGTACAGTTGCTTTAATAGAGCAAGGTAGTAAGTCATTTAGTGCTATACACAAAAGATTACATTACTCACAAGGACAAGAGTTTAAATTACTTGCAAAACTAAATGCAGAATATCTGCCAGAAGAAATGGACTTTGCTCAAAGTGGTGTGAATACAATAATCTATGCTAAGGACTTTAATGCTAGAATAGATATTATACCTATAAGTGATCCTAATATTTTTAGTACTGCACAAAGAATTGCACAAGCTCAAGCAGTTCTGCAAATGTCACAAGCCGCTCCTCAATTGCATGATCAATATGAGGCGTACAAAAGAATGTATGAGGCTATAAGAATACCAAACATAGATGAGATATTAAAAGCACCACAGAAGGCAGTAAGACTAGATCCAGTGGATGAAAACATGAGTGTTCTGTATGGTAAGCCAATAAGAGCCTTTCCAGAACAAGATCATGATAGTCACATAGCAGTGCATATGCAGTTTTTATCTGATCCATCTTTGGGTGGTAATCCAGGGGCAAGAGCTATGCAACCTTTATTGATTGCACATATAGCAGAGCATATTGCATTATTGTACAGGCAGCGGATGCAAAGTGGTATCAATATGGATATGCCAGCACTACCTGATTTAAAAGATCCTAACTTTAAGTTTGAGGACATAGATCCAGCACTAGACATGGCTATAAGTCAGAGAGCGGCAGAGGTAGTTGCACAAGCACCACAAATGGAAGCAATCAAACCACTTGTAGCAATGATGCAACAACAACAACAAAACAATCCATTACAATATGCACAAGAACTTGCTAAACTAGAGGCACAAGCACTAGAAGCAAGAACAAAGGTGCAGATAGAGGCTGATAAGGCTAAAGCACAACAGAAACTAGCAATAGATGCCGCTGAGGCTAGACAAGATATGCAGATAGAACAAGCCAAACTACAACAAGATTTACAAGCGAAGGTAAAGAAATTAGAGTTAGAATTACAACTAGAGCGTGAAAAGAACGCCATAAAACTACAAAAGGAGTTAAGATAATGCCAATAGTAATAATGCCAAATGGTGAAATGGTAGATTCAGTTACTGGAAACCCAGTAAACACACCAATACCAATGCCAGAGAATATGGGTAAATTTATTGCAAATAGACCAATGGGTGGAGCACCTATGCCACCCACGATGCAAAATATAGTAATCACACCAACTGGTGAGCTAATAGATAAACAAACTGGAAGATCAGTACCAATTCCATCAGGATCAAACCCTGTGGATTTTCCTATGATAAGTATGGATGAGTTGAATGCAATTAGGACTAGAGGTCTAGATCCAAGAAGTACTGTAGGAGAAGGTGAGCTAACTGTTATGCAAAAGATGGAAATGCTCATGGACATGGGTCTTACAGAAGGTGAGGCTATAGATGCAATAGCAATGGAAGAAAGTGCTGGTAGCATAGATCCAAGAGCCTTTGCTGGAAGAGATATAGATCCAGGGAGCGTTGTAAGAGAAGGTGAAATGTCTGGAATGGGTGCACTTAGTGGAGTGCCAATGGGTGGACAAGCACCTATGCCTATGCCAACACCTAGACCAGATATGCCAGATGACATGGGTGCAGATAGAACTATGAATCCTATGGACAGAATAACACCTAGAAACGCTCCAAGCACATAAAGGTATAAAATGGCTGAAAGAATAGGTGCATTAGGTGGATTGGGCAAAGAAGACTTTCAAACCTTATCACAAGGTCTGCAGTCAGGTAACAATCCAATAGCAAATGTATATGGCTTTGATGTAAAGCCACAAGATGTTTTGACTACTGCAGTTGGGGTTGTGCCACAAATATCTGCACCTTTGGCATTGGGTAGCATGATATCTGATTACAAGGTAAACCAACTTGCAAACCAAGCTCTTAACAGACCTACAGACTTTCTTTCAAATCTAAACAAGCAATCTATTAAAGATTTACGCTCTGAAGTAGATGTTAATAAAGATAGAAACATAACTAATACAGAAGTACAAAACTATGGAATGAAAAAAGGTCTGACTGCATATGATGTAGGTATAAATCCACTTCAAGGATATAAACCTGGAAATATTAAAAGGACTAACATAACAAATGTAGATCCAACTGGTCTTGGTGTTAATACTGGTGCAGTAGGATCATATGGAGATTTAGGTGGAGCAACTGGATCTGGGTACAAAGGCAGTAAGGGTGTCTTCTTAGGTTTTGGCAGAGCAGAAGGGGTCAACCCAAGTCAAAGTGAGCAAACTGGAGATCAAACATCTATCAAAGACACTAGCAAAGGCAAAGATCTTTCAAATACTTTTGCAGACGATGCGGCAAGTGCATCAGACGATGGTGGCACATATATTTGTACTGCATTATATGATATGGGCGATATGAAAGCGTATATATACAAATACGATCAACTATATGGTAGAAAAGTAAATCCATTGACATACAAAGGATATTGTTTGTGGGGTAAATATGTAGCTACAAAAATAAAAAGACAAGGGTGGACATACAGAATTGTAAAGCCAATAGCGTTAGCTTGGGCAAAGCAAATGGCATATGACTTATCCAAAGGCAGACATGGAAAAAATAGCAAATTCGTCAAGGCATTAAAGATTGCAGGCGAAGGTATTTGTTATGGATTAGGATTAATAACTAAAATAAAATTTAAAAAAGGAGAACTATATGGAAAACATTGATGTAGCAAACATGGAAAGAAATTCTGAACTTTTTATGGAAAAGATGGGTTTTGCACATGATACTGAAGGTTTGGAGCTATCAGATGATCAATTAGTAAACTTTCTATTGCTTTGCTATCAAGGCATGGTCTTGCCTTCTGAAGAAGAAGAGATGGAAGATGAGCATATGGATGGCGATATGAAAGTCAAAATCATGAAAGTAGACAGTGGAGACATGAGAGGTGTCATGGATGAGATACTAGGTCATGGGTCACCAAAGGTGGAGATGTAACAATGCCAGGAAAAGTATACTCAAAAAAACAACAGAAGATAGCTAACGTAGCAAAGCCAAGAAACAAATTGACTGGTGCTGACTTTAAAAAACTTGCCATGCTTAAGAAAAAGAAAAAAAAGAAAGTAACTAAAAAAGCATAATGAAATCTTTTGTCAAAAATTTTCTTGTTAAGAACTTCAAACCATTGTTCTCTGACAATGAGCTTGGAGCTTTAGGGGATGTTGCAACTAGCGATCAACTTATAAAGGAATTTGGAGCATTGCCTAAGTTTGAGATAACAGGTGATGAAATACTTGGTGCTTTTGGCGACAAAACAAGAGCCATAGACATGATCAAAAATAAACCTCTACCATTTCAGAGAGGTTATACTAAACTTGTTAGAGACCCACTAAAAGATTTTAGCATGAGAGGGCAAGTAGGAGCATTGCAACAAAGCCCTACGCTTGCTACAGATGCATCAATGCTTAAAGGCAAAACCATAGTTCCTATAGTGGGAGATAGAACTAGTAGAGATGTAATTATCACTGGGATAGGTGATTTGCAGTTTGAAAACCCCGTAAGAACATTTGGGGGCATACAATTTATGGATGATGCAAATCAAGGCTGGGCATCTATGCTTGGAACTATGGAAGAGTTTAATAAAAAATTAGAAACAGTAGAGCAGATGGGTGGCAAGCCTGTTGGAATGACTGTTACAATGGGTGAAAGAGGTGGAGATTTTTCAGTAGATGTTGCTAACGTAATTATTGAATCATTGAGAGTTGGAAAAAATACTAAGAAAAACCTTAATGAAATGACTAAAGTTATAAAAGATCATAAATATTCAATTAAAGATAAAACTTATACACCATTTAAGGATGCACCTAATCTAAATAATATAGATGAATTTGCAACATATTTTAGAAATCTTAATGGATCAGCAAGAAAAAAATTAGTTGAAGTTTTTGACAAAGCAGAGTTACAAAATTTAGGTGCACCAAATATAGGTCAAATAAGAATAGCTACAACTAACCCAGGGTTATTAGCAGATGATTTCTTAGGTATGGGTTCTAGGTTTACAGACTTGCAGTCTGGAGTTTTTCCTAGCAAACATCCAAGTTATGATTCACAAATAATGAAAGCACCTGATGCAGAAGTATTTACCTTTGGAACTAGTATACCTAAAACTATTATGCTGAGAGATCCTATGGCTAAAGTCAGAGCAGAGGGTAAAGGTCTAGGTGCATTCAAATCTATGCCCGCAGATTACAGAAAGTTGACTATGAATACGCCAGTTCAGCCAGTAGATCAGCAATTAATAGATGAGGCATCTAAGTTTTTAGAAATTAAGAGATTACAAGGCAATAAAGCCGCGTATGAGTATGCACAAAGTTTGATCCCAGCAACATAGGAGTTGATATGGCAGAGAAGAAGAAAAAGAAGGCTACAAAGAAAAAAGGTTCTGTACCTACAAATAAGGCGTTGTATAATAGAGTAAAAGCAGAAGCAAAACGTAAATTTGATGTATATCCCTCCGCATATGCAAATGCCTGGCTTGTGCGGACATATAAGAAAAGAGGTGGAGGTTATAGGTCAGCGTAATGTCTAGAAAAAGTGGTGGACTTACAAAGTGGTTTAAACAAGATTGGGTAGATATTGGTTCACCTAAGAAGGGTGGTGGCTATGCCAAGTGTGGTAGAACAAAGCAAAAGAAAGATGCAAAAAGAAAGTATCCTAAGTGTGTACCAAAAGCAAAAGCTAATGCTATGTCTAAAACACAGATAAAATCTGCAGTAAAGAGAAAAAGAGCTAATCCTATGAAAAAGGTTAAGACCATAGTAAGAAAGAAGAAAAATGGCAAAAAAAGCTGATCCAAAAAAAGGAACTGGAAAGAAACCAAAAGGAAGTGACAGAAGATTATATACAGATGAAAACCCAAAAGACACAGTTAGGATCAAGTTTGCGACCCCAACAGATGCAAGAAACACAGTTACAAAAGTTAAAAAGATCAATAAACCATATGCGAGAAAGATACAAATACTTACAGTTGGCGAACAAAGAGCAAAAGTCATGGGTAAAACCCAAGTAGCAAGTATATTTAAAAA